GCTATAACAACTGATGTAACTGCGGTTGCAGGAGTAGCTAGTAATGTAACAACGGTTGCAGGTATTGCTAGCAATGTTACAACAGTAGCAGGTAAAGCATCTGAGATTACAAGTGTAGCAGCCAAAGCTAGTTTAATTACATCAGACTTTGTGTCTGACCTAAATACATTAGCAACAAGTGCTATCGTAACTGACTTAGATATATTGGCTAACGCTGATATAGTAGCAGACTTAGCTATCTTAGCTACCTCAGACGTAGTATCAGACTTAAACACTTTAGCTACTAGTGATATCGTAACTGATATTAATGTACTAGCTACCTCAGATATCGTTAGCGATTTAAACACACTAGCAACTTCTGATATTGTTTCAGACTTAAATACATTAGCTACATCTGCTATTGTTGCTGACTTAGCTATACTTGCAACATCAGACATAGTGTCTGACATAAACGTATTAGCTACATCAGATATTGTAAGCGACTTAAATACATTGGCGACCAGTGATTTTGTATCAGACTTAAACATAGTAGGTACAACAGCCAACGTAGCAAACATAGCAACTGTTGCTTCTAATGTAGCAGGAGTCAACAGCTTTGCTGCAAGATACCGAGTAGCAAGTAGTGATCCAGGCTCAGACAATGATGCTGGAGATTTAGTATTTAATACCAGTTCCAATATATTAAAGGTATACAACGGCAGTTCATTTGAGGATGTAACTGGCTCTACCCTTGCAGGACTAAGTGATACTAATATTACCTCACCTGCTGATGGCTCTATCTTGTTATACGACACAGGTACTAGCAAATACATAGACAATGTGATATCAGGTGATGCAACTCTGGCTGATACTGGAGCATTGACTATAGCGGCTGATGCAATTACAGGTGCTAAAATAGCAGATAATGCTATTAACTCAGAGCATTATACTGATGGCTCTATAGATACAGCACACATTGCAGATGCACAAATTACTGCAGCAAAACTTGCTGCTGATGCTATATCAACACCTTTAAGACCTAATGTACCACCACTTATCATCAATGGTGATATGGCAGTTGCTCAAAGAGCTACAAGTGCTTCAAACATTAGTACGACAGGATATCACGCAGTTGATAGAATGAAATTTACTGCGTCAGATGGCGGTACTTTTACTATAAGTCAAGACAACGATGTACCATCAGGATATGGCTTTAGTAAAAGCCTTAAATTTGATGTTACAACAGCAAAAGATACTCCTGTTTCTGGCTCAATATCATTGTTTGATTATCGCCCAGAAGCTCAAGATTTAAGATTATTAGGTTATGGTACAGCACTAGCCAAAACTATTACTCTTGCTTTTTGGATTAAAAGTCCTAAAACAGGAACACATGTAGTACACATTTATCAACATGATGGAGTAAGACATATAGCAAAAACTTATACTGTTAGTTCAGCAAACACATGGGAAAAACATGTAATTACTTTTCCAGGTGATACAGGTGGTACAATTAATAATGATGCAGGTATTGGATTTCAGATTCAATGGGGATTATGTGCTGGAAGCAGTTACACAAGTGGGACATTAGCTACTTCATGGGCATCATATAGTAATGCAAACTCATTTGTTGGACAAGTAAACTTAGCAGATAGCAATAGTAATAATATATTTTTTACAGGCATACAGTTAGAAGTAGGTTCGTTTACTGCGGCTACTATACCAGATTTTCAACATGAATCTTACATTAAAAATGTAGAAAGATGTTGGCGATATTTTGAAGCATGTGAAAGTGAAGGCACTAACTTATTTGGACAAGGTTTCTTATCAGATGGTAGTGGTAGGGTAGCAACTTTAATTGGCTTTCATCCAAAGAGGGCTATTCCAACAGTAACATCTAGTGCTGCTGGTACATTTACAGGAAGTCAGGGTGTACAAGCTGGGGGTGTAGCTACAGGTTTTATTGTTAAAGCATGGTCTATAAGTACAGGTGCTAATTCAGGGGTTGCTGCTGGTATGTGTCATGTGCATTTAGATACGTCTGGTCATTCTAGTATGACAGATGGACAAATGTGTAGAGTCGCTAACACAAGTGGAACAAACGCATTCATAAAATGTGATGCAGAGTTATAGGAGATATTAATGGCAATCATATATAAAAAATTAAACATGCCTGACGGCACAACTGAAAGAACTGATTATATTTGTAAAGTAGTAACAGATGATTTTGATAATGTATTAACAGATAGTTGGATTCCTACTAATACAGATAATAGTGATTACGTTGCATATCAAGAATGGGAAGCAATAGACGGTAACACTATAGCGGATGCGGATTAATGTATGCGCAGCCTAGCCTTTATAGTAATACTTGCTATAGTTCTAGCCTACATTGCTGAGTGTCAAGCGGCAGATTCTAACATCCGATATAAAGACATGCCTGTAACTCCGCCATCTGTACCATCAATGGGTGCATCAGGTGCGTACTCTGATATCTGTGTCGTAGTAAGATCAGGTGGTATCTCAGGTGGATGGTTTGGTATCTCAGGTGGTATTCATGTAGAAGATAAGAACTGTCAACGCATCAAACTTTCAAGGGCTTTAGCTCAGCTTGGTATGAAAATAAGTGCGACCGCTATGTTGTGTCAAGATCCCAGAGTTTTTAAATCTATGATAGCGGCTGGAAGCCCTTGCCCTATCAATGGTAAGATAGGTGATGAAGCTATTCAAGAATATAGAAAGCGTGGTATATTAGATGAGGACAATAATGTTATTGAAAACCATATGGCTACTCCTGTTAAGTTTGATGCTGACAAATCTGTCGGCAGACGAAACTACTACGGACAACCTATTAACTAACAATACATTTGACGAGAATACAAATGGGTGGACTCTTTCAGATTCTAATGTTAAGCGTGATGCTAATTCTTATAGTGATGCAGGCAACAGCCCAACTGTAAGATTTAAAGGACAAACTTCTACCATATCACAACTGGTTGATCTAACTGGTGTAGAGCAAGGCAAAGAAATTAAATCGTATACCATAAAGTATAACGGCTATGGTTGTGGTAATACTGCAACTGGCTGGTGTACTGCTGGTGGAGACGATACTATTGTAACCAATATTACCTTTACCGATGGCACAACCACAGAGATATCTAGCCATACCATTGCTGTACCTTATGAAGATGCCTGGACTCATCATACTTTTACTAAGTCTATCAATGATACTTTCCTCACCGATAATGTAGCGATTAACTTTGAACTATCAGGTATAGATACTGGTAACTCAAACTCATGGCTTGGTCCTATTACTGACAACTATGAATTAATGGTAACTTACCAGGACTATGTAGCTCCTGTTGTTGAGCCTGTCGTTGTAGAACCAATCGTTGTTGAGCCTGTCGTTGTAGAACCTATTGTTGTAGAACCTATTGTTGTAGAACCAGTCATTGAGGAGATTGTAGTTATTGAGGAGATTGTAGTTATTGAGGAGACAGTAGCAGATCCAATCATTGGTGGGCTTGAGCTATCAACCGAGATAACGCTAGACCTAATCCAAGATGTGCCTACTCTACCTAGTATTGGTGGTACAGTAGTAGAGATACCAGAGATACAACCTGTAGCTGTTATTGATATCAGTATGCCTGAAATTAGTATTGATATCCCAACACCAACAGAGATCCCTGTTGACATAGGTAGTACGATTGAGGTAGAACCTATACAAGAGATTCAAGAAATAGTGGTTGAAGAACCACAACAACAACCAGAGATGGTGGAGACCACAAATGAAACAACAGAAGTTGAGCAAAAAACAGAAAGCAAAATTGAAGTTTCAGAAGCAGGATCAGCAGATGAAGGAAGCGACATACGAGAGTCAGAGTCCGAATCCCAAGAGGGGGAGAGGGAGACCGAAGAAGGAACAAGTACAGCCGATGCCGACACAAAAGATAAGCCAGGAGAAACAACAAAAGTTGCAGGAACCAAAGATAATAATAGAGGAAGTACAAGCGGAAATAAAACAACAGCTAAAGGAAAATCTAAATCTAAAACAAAAGATAATAGTCAAGCTGATAGACCTACAAGTACAGCTAAGAAGAATACTAGCAGACCTAAAGCTACGCTTGAAGTCAATACTACAAAGCCTAAAACTATAGAGCAATCACCATTGCCTATAGCTTATTTGCAAATAATTCAAGATAGTATTACTATCGTGGAAACGATTAGTCTCAGACAGGAGCAGATATATGGAGGGGAGCAAGAGTATAACCTTAACACCAGCAGTATTACTATCGCTGGTCTTGACAATAATTCCAGCCGCAGGTGGAATAATCTACAAAATGAGCGCAAACGATTCAAAGCTCCAAAGTACAGTAGACGAAGTAAAGAAGATTAACACCAGGCTAAGTAAGATTAAGAAGGCCGATACCTCTGTACTGTTAGATAGAATAGCAAAGCTAGAAGGTATTGTAGAAACTCAATCATCTCAACTTAAAGAAATGAAGTTAGATATATCAGAAGTCTACGATGAGATATCAGATGTAGAAGAAAGCATGACATCCTGGAGTGAGAAAGAATTTGAAAAGCTATACAAGATTTTGAATGACAATCCGTTAGGGAGATAACATGGGTATACCAATGGAACTACTATCAATGGGTGCATCAACTGTACTGGGTGGTATTCTTGGTATCATGGCTCAAGCTAGTAAAGATAAAGCTGAGCAACAAAAGATGTTAATGCAAAGAGCAGACTTTCAATCCAAACAGTTTGATAAAGCACGCAACGTAACAGATCAATTCACTAAGAACACTAGAAGATACATTGCCTTGATGTGTGTCATGGCAATTATAGTCCTACCTAAGTTAGCACCCTTCATAGATCCCAACATGGATATCTTTGTTGGTTATACCGAATCAGTATCCAAAGGATTCTGGATATTCAGTAGCAGTACTGATATGACATTGTGGAAACCATTAGGTGGATTAGTAATCACACCATTAGATACTCATGTAGTGTCTAGTATCATTGGATTATATTTTGGTGGTTCATTAGTGAGACGATAGATGAAAGATTTTTTAATTGTATTAGCTTTATTTCTTGGAATCATATTAGTTGGCAAAGGAATTAATTCTATTCCAGGCTGTCCGATACCAGAATCTACCATGACTGATGAGCAAATAGAAGAATGGATGCCATTTGCTAAGAATTAGAACAAACCTTACAATTTAGAGGCTCTCATTCGCTCATATACAGCTGTAAATATATACTCCTACCCAATCGTATACCAAATATATCAATCTTTCTGTATCTTTATGTTAGATATCTTCTCGTTGATTTGACAAAAAAAACCCCCAGCTAGTGGGGGAAGTTTAGGAATCGCTAGGCAATGAAAAAAATAAACTAACCTAGCGTGGTAAACTCGAGGTGTTTACACCATGATCCTATATCTTTTCTTAGTTAGTTTCAACTGACGATTAAGATTAGTGTCTTTAGTTTTTTCTAAGTACCCTTCTTCAATCAGATGTTTAACTAAACCATAGGCATGACTCTTACTTTTAATACGACACCCCCCACATATTTCCTTATATGTAGGTGATGCTTTATATGCTGCAATAAAATGTTTTATAAAATAATAAACATCTCTTTGTCTCGCTTTAACTTTCATCATTCCTCCTAGAATGGTACTTCATCTGCAAAGTCATCATCTTCTTTAACATTGCCACTAGCTTTAGGCGCACCCTTCTCCATGATTTTACATACAGATCCAAATCTATCTAAGACTACCTGACCAGCAGTAACTTCTTGTCCATCTTTATTGGTGTATGTATTGTATTGTTGTTTGCCTTCTATGTATAACAAAGTACCTGCTTTACCTTTGTCATCAAGTTGCTTACCAACATAGTCATTAAAGCATGTAATGTTATGCCAGGTTGTTTCTTCCTCACCCTTAGATGAGATCCATTCGTTGGTAGCAATACTAAACTTCCAGTATTTGTTACCTGCTTTTGATTCCATAGCTTCGGCATCTCTACCTAGTCTACCTATTAGTGTTATCTTATTGTACATTTATACCTCTCGTATGGTTTGCTTTGATTAGTTCGTATTTAGTTTTAGCTTTATCGTATAATTCAGGTTCATCTTTCTTAGCTATAATCATAGCTCCCTGATATTTTTTAACAGTAGTATTAAATTCTGTATACGATTGCTTATGACTCATCTCATCAATAAACATTTGAACAGTAGGCTCGGAACTAATTACTTTTTTCTCTGCTACTTTAGGTTTGCTTGATGGTGCTTTGTCATCTATCTCATTCTCTGAATAAACAAAGCCATGTAAGTTAGCAAGTTTTAAGATACATCTATCTACTGCTCGCTTCTCTGCCATCGCATATGGATAGGCGTTCTTGTTATTCTTAGGACTACACTCGCCATAGGATATAACTTGTCTATCTTTGATTGAGGCTACACATTTCATGCTGACTATCCCATCTTTAGCATTAGCTTCTATAACATCCAGGCTATCTATACTTACATTAAGTTTAGCTCCTATGATTTCTATATACTTATGCAATACAACAGGTGTGCCATGACAATCCCATGTAGCTTCTGCTCCATTTATTTTTAACTCTTTAAATATCTTGACGGCTTCGTCAGGTATATTCATTTTACTCATACAGTCTCCATGCAGTATTATCTGCGGTTGGTTCTATGTTGTTTACTACCATATTCCAAAACTTTTCTTGACGATAAGCTAGGATCTCTTGATAGTCCTGATGTGATGGGATAGCACAATATTCCCATCGTGCATTACCAAACAATACTGATAGATAACAGACATCAAGGTCTGCCATCATTAAGTAATGCTGGATCTGCGCATAGTATCTAGCCCTTACATGCTCTAACTTATTGTAATGGTTAGTGTGCTTACACTCTATGATAGCGTTCTCATGTGGACACCAGCCATCAAAGTGTGCCATTCTAAAATCCACTTTAATATATTCTTGTGGATATGGTTCGGTATGTATACCAGTTTGTTTAGTAA